GTCACGCGGCGAGTTTATACTGGTAAAAAAGGGACTTAGCCAAAATTGGAACCTAATTCCTGGCCTGCGGACAAAGTCGAGCGGTGGCCGATCGAGCGGCTGGTTCCGTATGCGCGGAACGCCAGAACGCATACTGACGAGCAGGTAGGCCAAGTTGCGGCCTCGATTCGGGAGTGGGGCTGGACTAACCCGGTTCTGGTATCGGTGGATGGCGGGATCATTGCCGGCCATTGTCGGGTGCTGGCGGGGAGGAAACTGGGTCTGACCGAGGTCCCGGTGATGTTGGCGGCGGGCTGGAGCGAGGCGCAAAAGCGGGCCTACATCCTGGCCGACAACCAGCTGACGCTGAACGCTGGATGGAACCCGGAACTGTTGCGGCTGGAACTAGCCGAGTTGCAGGACCTGCAATTTGACCTTGGCCTGATCGGGTTTGGCGACGACCAACTGGCCGGACTGCTGCAGAGCAATCCTGGCCTGACCGATCCCGACGAGGTTCCCGAGCCACCTGCCGTTCCGGTGGCGCAGCGTGGCGATTTGTGGCGTTTAGGCCGGCATCGGCTGGTGTGCGGCGACGCCACCGATAAAAACGACGTGCGGGCCGCGCTGGGCGACGTGGTGCCGCACCTGATGGTGACCGATCCTCCGTATGGAGTTGAGTACGACCCTGACTGGCGCAACCGGGCTGACAGGGCCAATGGGAAACCCTATCGCGCGAGCGCCATAGGGCAAGTGTCCAACGACGACCGGGTTGATTGGCGCGAGGCGTGGGCGCTGTTTCCGGGTTCCATTGTTTATTGCTGGCATGCCGACCCGCATGCCGCTGGCGTCCAGGCCTCGCTGGAGGCGGCAAGTTTTGAGATCGTCTGTCAGGTTATATGGGCCAAGGACCGATTCGTTATCTCACGCGGCGACTACCATTGGCAGCACGAGCCGTGCTGGTACGCAGTCCGCAAGGGAAAGAAACACGGCTGGTCCGGCGATCGGTCTCAAACAACACTCTGGCAGATTAGCCACCAGAAATCCGAAACCGGCCACTCGACCCAGAAACCTGTCGAGTGCATGCGCCGGCCGATCGAAAACAACTCCTCGCCGGGCCAGGCGGTCTACGACCCGTTCGTCGGCTCCGGCACCACCATCATCGCCGCCGAGATGACCGGCCGCGCCTGCCATGCGCTGGAGATTGATCCGGCCTATTGCGACGTCACCATTGAGCGCTGGCAGAACTTCACTGGCGAGAAGGCGGAACGGATGCCAGCACATGAAGCTGCCGCGTGATGCCGACTATTGCTATGCGCGAATTGTCCGCGCCGAGGATTATCTTCGGATGGGCTGGATGATTGTCGGTGAACTCGGGCCGACGCACGGCGTTTGGTCGGTGCTGGCGATCTGGCTGTGCGAGTGTCGGCCGGCACGCATGCCGCGGGAGGCTTAATGGCTCAATACAACAAACACGAACCGACCGAGAAGGACCGCAAGACCGTCGAGTCGATGTCGGGGCATGGCATTCCGGAAGACGATATTGCGCGGGTGCTCGGCATCGCGCGGATGACCCTGCGCAAGTGGTATTCCGAGGAACTGGCAACCGGCCACATCAAGGCGAATTCGATGGTTGCGCAGAGCCTGTACCAGAAGGCGATGGGCAACGGCCAGGGCTCCGTGACCGCCTGTATTTTCTGGCTCAAGGTCCGGGCCAACTGGGTCGAACCGCGACCTTGGGAAGACCAGGGGCCGGGCAAGAAGGAACAGTTGCAGACGGCGGCGGCCACGGCGGGCGGCACGGCGACCGAATGGGCCGACGATTTGGGGGTTGGGCAAGTTAACTGATGCTCACGACATCCTGGGACACCTCCTGCCGGGGCTGGGAATCCCGCATCCTTTCCGGCTGCTCGCTGGTTCCGGAATTACCGTTGTTCGAGGCCGAGGCAGCCAGGGCGCTGCGGGTATTCAAGCGGCTGCGGCTGCCGGATGTGATCGGCACGCCGACGCTGGGCGAGGTCTGTGGCCCGTGGTTCTTCCCGATCGTGGCGGCGCTGTTCGGGTCGTACGACCCGGCGACCAATGTCCGGCACATTTCGGAAGTCTTCCAGCTAATTCCGAAAGGCAACAGCAAATCGTCCAACGGCGGCGCGGTGATGTTGACAGCGCTGATTGTCAATCGAAGACCCGAATCGGAATATCTTTTCATCGCGCCCACCATCGAGATTGCGTCGATCGCCTACAAGCAAGCCAAGGGCACGATCCGGCTCGACCCTGAGCTAACCAAACTGTTCCAGGTGCAGGATCACCTCAAGAAGATCACGCACCGGGTTAGCGGCGCGACGTTGCAGATCAAGGCAGCCGACACCGACACGATCACCGGAAGCAAGGCGACCGGGACCATGATCGACGAGACCCATCAGTTTGCCAGGAAGAACAACGCCGCCGAAGTGTTCATCGAGTTACGCGGCGCACTGACCAAGCGGCCGGACGGGTTCCTATTTCAAACGACCACGCAATCGAAGCAGCCGCCGGTCGGGGTGTTCGCCTCGGAGTTGGCGATGGCGAGAGCGGTGCGCGACGGCAAGCACCGACTACCGCTATTGCCGGTGCTGTACGAACTGCCGGATAGTATGACCCGCGACGACGGCTGGAAAAATCCGGAGTTGTGGCCGCTGGTCAATCCGAACCTCGGGCGCTCGACAAACGCCGACTTCCTAGCGCGCGAGGTAATGCGGGCCGAGGCTGACGGGCCTGCCGCGGTGGCGCTGATTGCGAGCCAGCATTTTAACGTGCAGATCGGCATGAGCCTGCGGGCCGATGGCTGGGCCGGCGCCAACTACTGGAGCCGCGGCGTCGAGGCGGGGCTTTCGCTGGATGATGTGCTGGCGCGATCCGAGGCCGTGGTGGTCGGGATTGATGGCGGTGGGCTGGACGATCTTTTGGGCATCGCTGTGCTCGGCCGCGAGAAGGACACCAAGACGCACCTAGCCTGGACGCACGCTCTCATTTCCCCGGAGGGGCTTGAGCGGCGCAAGGCCAATCAAGGGTTCTACGACCGCTTCCAGGCCGACGGCGATCTGACGGTGGTTGCGGAATTGCCGGACGATATTTCGTTCGTCATCGATGTCGTGGAGAAAGTTAAGGCGACCAAGAAGCTCGCCGGGGTCGGCGTGGACGCAATCGGGATCGGCGGCATCGTCGATGCGCTGGCCAGGATAGGCGTCACGCAGGAGAACAACCTGCTCGCCGGCGTGCGGCAGGGCATCTCGCTGATGGGCGCCATCAAGACCGTCGAGCGCAAGCTGGTCGACGGCTCGTTCAAGCACAACGGCTCGGCGCTAATGGCCTGGTGCGCCGGCAATGCGCGGATTGTACCGACGCCGACCGGGATGCGGGTCGCAAGAGACGATAGCGGCTTTGGCAAGATTGACCCGCTGATGGCGCTGTTCAACGCCGCGGCGCTGATGGCACTGAACCCGGTGCCGGTGAAGAAGCCGGAATATCAATTGTTTTTCGCCTGAGGATCACCCCCATGTTGAACCGGGCCTACAGCCTGCTTGAGATCAAGCGGGTGGACGAAGACGCGCGCGAGATCACCGGCATGGCCTCGACGCCGACGCCGGATCGCTTGCAGGATGTTGTCGAGCCGACCGGGGCGCAGTTCAAGCTGCCTCTGCCGCTGCTGTGGCAGCACGATTCGAGCCAGCCGATCGGTCATGTCACGCATGCCAAGGTCGGCAAGGCCGGCATCGAGATTGTCGCCAGGATCGCCAAGGGTGTGACGGCCGAGATCGACCGCGCCTGGTCGTTGATCAAGGCCGGCCTCGTTCCTGGCCTCTCGATCGGCTTCAAGCCAATCGAGCATGAATTCATCAAGGAGACCAAGGGAATCCGTTTCATCAAATGGGATTTCCTGGAGCTGTCGGCGGTGACCATTCCGGCCAACAGTGAATGCACCATCGCCACCGTGAAATCGATCGACACTGCGCAGCGGGCCGCGTCAGGCCCAAAAGCTCGCGGTGTCGTCCGACTACTGGACCCACCGGGCGCCTCCGGCTCATTGAAACTCAAAGCCCAGGAGGGCACCCAAATGAAAACGATAGCAGAGCAGATTACCGCGCTGGAAAACAAGCGTGCGGCCAGTGCCACGCGCATGGAAGCGGTGATGCAAAAGAGCCTCGACGAGGATCGCACCTCGGACGTGGCCGAGCAGGACGAGTTTGACAATCTCGAATCCGAGGTTTCGGCCATCGACAAGGACCTGGTGCGGCTGCGTGCGGTCGAGCGGGCCAGGGCGTATGCGGCCAAGCCGGTGGTCAAGGCCGACACGGCGCACGAAGGCACGGTACAGCGCGGCG